CTTAGTTTCATTTCTTAAAGGCTTGAGTACCAAACCAAAATGATACAATAGATGCCCAAATAATTTGTGTATCTTTACTCCACAAGGTTTGAAGCGCAGTCATAAACTCTACGTTAGACTGTGTAGCGTAGTAAAAACCAAATATCTCTACAAACGCAAATAATATAAACATGCCATACGTAATCACAGGCCTAACACTTGCTCTTAAGTTTATAACCCAGCGTGATGCCCCTTTACCTATTTCTATATCGTGATTATATAATGCAGTTCTTTCATCTACTGCGGCACGAGATTCAATACCCTGTAACTCAATAGCTTCAATACGTTCTTGAACTTCTAATCCTGCTTTTTTAAGTTGTAACTCACGTTCGATTTGCAGTTGAGCTAAAGCAAGTTCTTGTTTTTTATCGGATTTGTCTTGAAAGAAATCTAATAGACGAGGCAATCCGCCCGACAAAAAAGATATTAGTGTTGAGAATAGAGTTAGCATTTAAGTCCTTGTAATAAGGTTTTAGCGAAGGCTGGATGGGAGTGAACACAAACCAATAGGCATGCCACAACCAAAACCCAAATTATATATTTCATAATTAAGTTCCATTGTTAATGTCTTTATAAATGATTTGCGCCCATTTGCTGGCGTTTTTTTCTGTGATTCTGTAATTATACATTAAAGGAGGTTCAAATAACACATCAGTATTGGTATATTTGCTAGACCTCACGGTGTCTAGCCATATTAACATATCAGGGCTAAAAATGTCTCTAATTTGTTTGGTAGGAGCTATAAAATCAGCTATGACGTAATCAGCTTCGCTTTTTTTGGCTAACTTTGCCATTCTTTCGGCTTGTCTTATTCGACCTTCAGGGCTAAAGTCCCAATCGTTGTTGGCTTCTCTTACCTCATCACCATTAATACGGATTGATGATTTTTTATTATTTTTAAACAAACTATGTAATTCTTTAGCTAACTCGGATTTGCCACTTCCTGACAAACCCATAATAAGTATTTTCATGTAAAGTATTTAAGTTTTGGATGGTTTTCTATAATTTTATCTACCCACCTTAAAAGATTAAAATCAATAGACTCAATAGGTTCCAAATAATTTATTTTAATATCAACATTATCTACATTAATTGGCTCATTAGAATGGTTAAGATTTGCTAATTTAACTTGGTAGTTAATCTCAACAGGAACATATTCAATTTCAAAAAACCGACAGACTTTTTTAGCTATTTTTTGTGGATCATCAAATAAGTCTTGAGCATTAACTAATAAAACATCTTTTGAGTCTATAACCCAAAAGCATCTATCCATCCACAATAAAGTTTGTACAGTTGTTTCAGTCGTTCCCATATCCCAAGACTTTGTTTTAGGATGTAAGTTAGAAGTTATTACATTTAAATGAAATGTTGTTTCTTGACTATTTTTTAATTTGTTTAAATGAGAAATAAGTGGTCTATATAAAAATATTTTTTTACCTTCAACTTGTGGCATTAAATAACAATATACACTTGAATATTTTACTAGCTGATTATCTATGTGATTTTTATTAATATAAGATATTGGATCTTCTTTATCTTTTAATTCGTGTGACCACGATGGCTCTGTTAATGTGGGGATAGATTTACTTAAAAGAGAAGCTAATAAAGTTGAGCCACAATGCGAGGTGTGAAAAATTGAGTATTTCATATCTTTAAAAGCTTAAATGCTAATGTTACTCGTAAACCATTATAATCTTTGCTTAAAGGCATAGCAAAATGGTCTATATTGTTTTGAAAATACACCGCTGAATAAGGTTTGCAATTAATTATTGAATCAGTTTCTGCAAAGTAAGTGCCGCCACCCCATTCTATATTCCATTCAGGATTACAGTAGATTATGAATGTTCTACCATTCTCATATTCAGTATCTTTGTGTAAAGTTCCATGACTGCCACCTGTTTGGCCGTTCATATAAATCCGCTCTATAGCCAAATCATCATTTGTTAATTCTTTAATTTTGTTAATTAAATAAGGATTAAAAAATTCATCAAACTCTAATTTATCTAATTTCCAAAAATAATTAGTATCCTGACTTTTTGATTGATGTCCCCATTGCCATTTAGGACTTTTGATAATTGACTGTATGTAATCTTTATCTTGTTCAGTTAAAAAATTATCGTATGTTTTCATCTATACCTAAAAAATTAGTAATTGAATATTTACCGTTTCCTGTTATATAAGCATCTTCATTTAAAATAATTGGTGTAACAGAATGCCACAAACAACCCATAAATAATATAAACATATTATTTTTTAGCTCTATTTTATATTTATAATCATCAAAATACAAATCACCGCCTTCAAATTTTTTAGGTTCTTTATATAAATAATTTATTCCTGTAAATCTAGCTATATCTTGATGTTTATGATAATTATGACCATTTTCATAATATTTTATTTTTATAAACATATGATTTATTAAAGACATATGCCCAAAAAACTCACTTAAAGATAAAAAAGCATCTTTAATTTCACATGACAGTATTTTTTTATTTATAAAAGATATATTTGAATATTTTAAATCTTTATAAATATTAACAAGACTTAATGACAAGGCATTTGAATTTTGAGTTGAACCATCTAAATTGGCAGGCATCAACTTGTTAGGCGAGGTTAAAAAATCTAGTTCTCGCCATATAAGTTTTAATTCATCTTCGCTATAAAAATCCTCAATAATTAAATGAGGAAATGGTTCTTTTATTTTATGTATTACCATTAAAGAATTGGTTCTGTTGTAACCTCTGTTGGTGTAACATCTATTGTTGGGTCAGTTAATTTTGGTTTTGGTGGTGGTGGCGGTGGAACATATTCTGCTACTTCACCAAACTCACCCGCAGCTGCTCTTGCAAATATTTCACGACCATGTTCGTAGTGGTCATTAGGATTTGCACAAAAAGGTGTCCACTCTTCTGAATTAATATCATCAAAAAACACTTCACATTCAATAGATGAATGATCTTCTGTCGCCCATTTACAGTTTCTAACTTGACTATATTTCATATATTTTCCTTTTTAATTTATGCGTAACGAACCCAAAGACCTGGATACCCTGAATTTGCTTGAGATACGCAACGCCATGACCCTGTATTAACTAATTGAATTACAACAGAACCTTCAACACCTCCTGCACCTTGGGGAGCCCACGTAGGAATTCTTCCCCAACCTGCAAATGGTGTCCCTTCTTGTTGTCCTGAAAAATATGGGTTAATGGTGGCGTATAAACTTGAGCCTGCTACTGTAGAATTGTCATAACTATTACTGTTTGCAGGTCTTCCTATCACATAACTACCTATAGCATATTGAGTAGTATTTGTAATCGCACCTGTTTGACCATTTAATGATGTTACGCCACCACCTGATGGCGTTGCTGATGTCCAAGTCGTTCCGTTTGATGTAAGGACGTTACCATTCGCACCAGGTGCTACCATATTTGCAGATAGTGCTGATGTGCCGTTACCTAACATTACAGAATTGGCTGTTAATGTTGTTGATCCTGTTCCGCCGTTGGCTACAGGAAGTGTTCCTGTGACACCTGTTGATAATGGAAGACCTGTTGCATTGGTCAATGTGACTGAAGTTGGAGTACCTAATACAGGAGTTACAAGTGTTGGTGAAGTAGCAAAAACCAAAGAACCACTACCTGTTTCGTCTGTAACAGCAGCAGCTAAATTAGAACTAGACGGAGTACCTAAAAATGTTGCGACACCTGTACCAAAAGAAGTAATGCCTGTACCACCTTGTGCTACTGAAAGAGGAGTAGTTAAACCTGATAGTGATGTAATATCTGAGTTAGCGCCAGAAGCAGCTGTACCGGCAACATAATTAACAGCATTAACAACATTAGTGCCATTATTAAATACAAACATAGTTTTACCAGCTGGAACTGCAATACCTGTGCCTGTTGTATTTTTTACAGTAACTGCATCTGCTAAACCATTATTAATTAAATATAGTTTTTCAATTTGACAACCAGAACCTAAAATAAGATTACGGGCCCCACCTGAAGTACCTGTTAAGTTTAATCTTAAATTACGAGCAGTTTGAGCTGCGTTTGTATCTGTTAGCGTTACAGTAACATCAGCGCTTGAAAACGCTACATCTGCTGAACCTGTAATTGCTTCACCTAGAGCTGTGCCTAAGTTATTATTAGTTGTGGTTCCCCATGTACCAGACTGATCGCCGGTTCCTATGAGTTCTATCTTAAGGTCTGAATAGGTACTTGCCATAATAAATTCCTTTAAATTTTGTTATATTCTACTACATTTATGCAGCTATTTGTATCCAGTTAGGTGTTTGAGCTGTGTTTATCGTATTCCAGTTAGAATTACTTAAAGTAACCGTTCCACCTACTAATGTTAATACCCCTTTTGGTGGAGATATAACCCTAGCCACTACAGCTGAAGGCGCTATACCTGTTAAAGTTACTATACCTACATTTGGTGTAACTACATTACCGGTTACTACAACGCTTGGTGCTGAACCTACAATAACTGCGCCGCCTGACGGAGTTACTATTTTTCCTGTTACAGCACTAGGTGTCTGGCCTACTAAAGTTAAAGTTCCAACACTTGGTATAACACCAAAATTCCAATACGGAGCATAACTTGTTATATTTACAACACCGCTGTCTGGAACTGCTTGTACACCTACATTTATATTTGAAGCATATCCAGTTATAGATACTGATCCAACACTAGGTGTAATTACTCTACCACTTATTACATCAGGTGCTATTCCAGATACAGTTACGGTTCCAACATCTGGTGTTATAGCTTTACCACTTACAACACTAGGCGCTTGGCTCGCTATAGTAACCGCACCTGCATCCGGAGTAGCAAATTTACCTTGTACTGCTAGAGGAGCATATCCTGTAAACGTTAAATCATTCGCTGCTGGTGTTGCAGTTAATATCCATCTAGGCGGTGCACTTGCAATTGATAACTCACCTATTACAGTTATTATTAATTGCCCTACAATAGCTACACCAGCTTCACTTGCAATAGAGATACTACCTACAGAGGGGGTAATAATTCTATCTAAACCTACATTTGGTGCTGCCCCTGTAACTGTCAAACTACCTGTAACCGTTGTAACAATAGCATCTACTATTACAGTAGGAGCTACTCCTGTAACTGTTACGTTTCCAACATCAGGCGTTACACTTGCTCCTTGTGTAGTTGAAGGCGCATATCCTGTTATTGCTACTGCCCCAACGGATGGGGTTATTATATTATCGGTAATTAAACTAGGAGCAAACCCAGTTATATTTACTGATCCTACATTAGGTGTAATTGCACTATCTAATATTAGACTAGGTGCATAACCTGTTATTGCTACCGCCCCAACAGTGGGGGTAATTATTCTACCTTGTACGACTGAAGGTGCTACGCCTGTAATTGCAACCGACCCACGCTGCTGCGATTATAATACCTAGCCCCCATTCAGCAGAGCCCCAGGTCCCGCGTCCCCAGCCTTCTGATGCCACGACTTATCCTTAAGCTAAGGTAAAGATGCCAGTAGCAGCGGGTAAAACTGTCAATGTATTAGGTGATGTAACAGTAAATTGACTAGATGATAATTGGCAGAAGCATAGTAATCTACCAGCAGTAGCGCCAGTTGAATTACGAATGATTGCATATTTAATGTTAGTCAATGAAGCACCAGAAGCTGTAAATGCTAAACCTACTGTAGACATAGTGAACTTCATTTGTTTTGCTGAAGCACCTACTGTCCAGTATGCGGTTGCTGGTACTAAGTTTTTACCACCTGTTGTGTAACCACCTGTTGCAGCGATTTCATTAGTAATTTGTGAGTAAGCAGTTAAAGTAAATGTTGATGCATTACTTGCGCTTGTCGCCAATAACATTTTGAATACGCCAGCTCCTAGAGTGATCGTTCCATTACCTATATATTTTTTGGCACTATTATATAATTGCCATGCTGATGCAGCCATATTAAATCTCCTTAATGTCGGCGTATGAAGCGCCTGTTTCTAAAATATGACGGAGTAACCCGCCGTAAATATTTAACTCGATTTCATCCCCTAGCATACGAATCAAATCAATAAATTCTTGTGCTTGAGAAATCATCCACGGATTGCAGCTGAATATTTTCCCGCCCACGTTTACGGGTATGATCGGCTGTCCATCATTTTCTTGTTGCTCATATGCATGGTGAACTTCTTTTTCATCTAAACAAGAATCACATCCGAAGAGATGAAACCGTTTAAATCCTAACATTCTAAATAATGGTATAGCTCTTAAAAGGACTGTTGATCCTCCTGGAACCGGATACCACGTTTTATAATGTTTAGCTAATATGTCATTAAGCAAATCCGCGCTCGTATGCCATATGTAAGTTCTGTCTTTTGGAAGCCCATCAAACACAGTAGGATCACATTGAGAAGCAATAAAATACTTACAATGATCTATTACAGGTTCAGTAAATCGTACATTGAAAGGTCTAGCATCTACCATAACCATAGCAGAAGGCGTAATACCATTGTCAAGGCACCATTTATAGGCCCCATTAATTGTGATTAGTTTAACACCATCAGCCCTCTTTTGTCTAATAGTTTCAAGGTGTTCATTCAATGATGGTCCACCACCCACAATCATAACTTCTTGATCATTCGTAGGGTAAGGTTGAACCTGCATAAAACCCCTTTGAATGTTATATTCTACATTTGCTTTAATGGTTTCCTCGTCTGTGTTGATAACACCTCTATCAACTACATCTTCACCTTTCATCCATGCACTTACATAGAATAAACAGTATCCAGGTGCTTCTTTAGACCAATGAATAATACAATCTCTATCAATAAACTTCTTTAACCACCACTCATATGGGTGCACACTTAAATGAAGCTTGTGCCCTACTACTTTGCCCATTAAGTCATCTTCAGTAGCAATCTGAAAGAAAACATGCTGGCAAGCAGCCAAACAATTATCTAATACTTTATCTACGTGATGAGGTCTAATATGCTCCATCACATCGGTACAAAAACCATAAGCTGCTTTAACAGGTAGTGGTTCAGATAAGTCTGCCTCTACAAAGCGCATAGCATGCTTCTGTGTTTCTAACATTGGTCGAATATCTTCGTCTAAACAATTATCTGCGAAGTCAACCATAGTGACATTTAAGCCACCGAAAAAAGCTAAGTTAAGAGCGCCACGTCCAGTGCCACATCCTAAGTCTAATACTGACGCCCCTTTAGGAGGTCTAGCTTGATTCAAAAATTCTTGTGCTATGAGTTCACCAGGAGCCACTGCTCTATATTCTGGTATATCCCACATCATCTTATATAAATCTTTTTCTAAAGGTCTTACATTACTTACTTTTACTTGCGGTGCTTCTGAAAATACAGAAGAAACTGTTGTCATTTATGTTATCCTTATAATTGCAGCGCTTGATGTAGACGCCGGAAATGTTACTGTAAATGTTTGATTGGCAGCTGTTTTAGTTCCGCCAAAATCTAATACTGCTACTGCTTTATTACCTTGAGTGCTATTATATATCAAAGCACCTGCTGCTGAAAAGGTAGCATTTGGCCAACTAGAATCTGCAAAGTTTAACCACGCTACAGTTTCATTTAATGTAGAAGTTGGAGCTTGAGATATAGTAAGTGTATTACCACCTGCTGAATATCCTGTGCCTGTAACTTCATCCGTTGCATCATATACAGTTGTAGCTGCATTTAATGTTGCAAGCGATGTATAAAGAGCAATCTTAAATGTATCCGCTGCAGTGGTTGCACGTATTACGCCTGTACCAAAGTTATGGATGCCATCTAAGATTTCAACTTTAAAACTTGTTACTAATGTTTGTGATAGAGCCACTTAATATCCTTTATTGAACTGGGTATCTAACTTGGCCTGATCTGTAAGCATCTTGTCTATCTTTGCCATCACCAAGTTGTTTGAGTAATAACATAGCTTCGTCATATCTAGCTCTATAATTATCTAATATGTCTTTTTCACCCTTCATGTAGGTGTAAGCTTCTAATAAGGCTCCATATAAAAGAGCTGAGCTAAAATTATTACCTAGCCATGAAGTCCCTGCAGTTACAATAGACTCAGGATAATAAAAATAATGTAGTTCTGCTGAGTAGTTAGCATCAGGTGTAGGACCTACAATAAACGATGTATTATTAAATACGGCATAGTACTGTGGCTCGCCATAAAAATCTGAATCAGTATCAGGGAACGACTGCCTAATAAAGTTCACGTCTTTATTTAAAAGATAGGTATACTCATTTGCTGCATTAATAACAGCCAAGCTAAATGTAGATAGCCAATCTGTAGGCATAGCAAGATATTTATTGCCAGTACTTAGTGTACCCGTCACATTTTTACGAAGCGCTGGTAACTGAACAGTATTGTATATACGTTGTTCTGCTTGTTGGATAAAAGTATTTATATCCGTTGTAGTAAACGTATTCTCTGTGTAATCCTGTATTTCAGTTACAAGCTGACTATATGTTAAAGCACCTAATGCCATAATTAAGCCATCGGACCTCTAGCTTTAGTACCTTTTGTAGCTGCACCGCAACCACGAATAGTGATACCATCAGTCTTAACATCTTGACGACCTGGGTCACCTGCGCTTACGCGTTGTCTACCTGTTTTAAAATTTAAATCTTGTGAACGTAGCTTATTAGGATCTTGTGAAAGACTAATATCTGCGTTAGGCACAATGATAGGTTGTTTATATTCTGCCATGATTATTATCCTTTTTTCTGTGCTGCAACTTTAGCTAATCCACGACCCATAGTTTTCATGTCAATGTTCTTTTTGCCGCCTTTAGAACCTGCATGTTTAGGGCCTTTTGAAATGCCTACTTTAGCTCCGTCGTCACCTAAGTTACGACCTTTAGTTTTACCTTGTTTAGTAATACCATCTGCGCCTGATTTATATGCCATTTTATTTCTCCTATGAAATTGTTACTGTTACTGAACCTAAAGCACTTGCACCTACTAAATAATTAGGTGTTAACTCTGAATCAAAATATGAAGCTCCACCCACAGGTGCCCAACCCCATTGAAATACTCGACTACCACCTAACGGTACTCCGGTTTCAGTTTGTAATACACCTGTTTGCTCTATAGTTTGTAGTCCATCTAACCCTGATTGATAATAGCTAGGACTATCAGGTCTTGGATTACGCACTGCTTGTGGATCATTTACCGGATATAGACCAAGACTTAACTGTGGCTGATCCGGTTCCCAACATTCAGGACATACAAGTATATTAACATTTTTGGTCTTAATAACCAATCTTTTAAGTTGCTTTAGTGGATATCTAAAATTACATCTATCGCACTGGGCAATTGCGTGTTTACCACTTGAGTATTTACTAGGCATTTAATTATCCATGGTAAAACATTTCTCGTGGTACAAACCTAACCGCTGCTTTTTCGCGATCTTCATCTGCAGCTAATTGGAACGCTGCTTCATAATCTGCTCTTAACATCTGAATTCTATCAGGTGATACATTAGGTAACTTCATACTTAAATAAGCAGCTAACCCTGCAACCATGCAAGGAATAAATCTAAACGGAATGTCCTCTACGGTCACACCTGATCCTGCATCTTGTATACGTCGTAGTCTGTAATATACAAACTGATAAAAATTACTTTGATCAGGAGCCGGCCATACATTGACTGTAGGTAAGTTTTGCACGTAGACTCTTGATGCTGTTGTATGTGCTGCTGCAGTTGTATTATTAACGCCCCGTATGCAATCTGTTAAATCATTACCGCTTATACCACCATACTGAATCGTTTCACTATCTACTCTAATAAATCCAAATTGTGCTAAGCCTACAGTAGAAGATAATGTAATGGTTGTTTCTGTTGCATCTAATGCTTCAGCAGTGGTTATCGTAGTAGGGTTCTCTTGGCCGCTTTGTCTATTAATCCATACTTGAATAGGACGGCCTGTAGCGTTTTTATTTGGTATTGTAATATAAGTTGATTCTGAAATACGGTTAATATTAATGTCTTGTTGATTTGATCCTGTGCCAGTACGAGTTACCATGTCTAAAAGGTCTATAGTGTCAGTAGGTAATGCATACATGATCTGTCCTTGGTTCATATTAATTTGACCAGGTTCTACAGTCCACATATTAATACCACGATTAGCCCATTCAATCGTCATTAGATTTAGTGAACGTCTTGCAGTTCTTAAGTCATACCCAGTACGTAACTCTTGTCCACAACGCTCAAATGCATCTTCAACAAGGTTATTTAAATCTAGGTTAAAACTCGTGGTTCCTGAGGTTCTATCTACCATAATTAAATTTTTCTAAAAGGTTTTACTTTTTGTTTAATAGATTTAGGTTGAGCTACAAACTGTTTGCCTTTAGCTTTACCCGCCCTTTTTGCTTTTGTTGTAGCAGCATACTCTTGTGGGCTTAATGCTTTAATTGCATTTTCTGGTAAATATCGCTCCCCTGTCTCACTAGACTTTTTACCAGACTTAGTTCTCCACTTTTGGTCACCCCAAGCTTTTAATGATTGTTGAGGTTTAGCTAAGCCACCACTTGCCATTTTCTTTTTACGTCCAGCACAATGAGCTTTTTGAGAAAACCCTTTAGGATTCTTACAATCAATAGACTCTTTATACTTTTTAGACCAACTCACTTGTATCCGCCACCTGCAGCTTTATATTTCTTAGCAACTAACTGTGCTTTACGAGCGGACCATTGACCAGCGCCTGTACCGTGTGTTGCAGCAGCTTTAACTTGAGCTACGATTCTTTTTCTAAGACTAGGCTTTGTGTAGTTACCGGCTGCATTCACCTTACCACCTTCTTTTTTACCTACCATTTTAGAAATAGGTGCACGTTGTAATTTATCTAACATAGTATCTTTTTTCTTTTCTACCATGCCGCCTTCTTTATACTGCGTAAAGTCAGTATTATCACGACGTTTTTTAACAACGCCTTTAGGCATTTTATCAGGCATAGCACCTGGTATTTTGTCTTTCTTAATAGCACCCATACCGCGTGAAGGTCTCATTATACAATCCTACCTTTTGTTTTACCTTTTGTAGCACAACCATCTGCACGTTTAGAAGCTGATGAAACTGAACCACCTGATTTATATTTCTTTTTAGGTAATGGACCCATATCATTATTTGTAGGAGGTTGAATTTTACCTTGTCTTACTTTTTCTGAGGCTTGTTCTAAACTAGATGCTTGTTCAGCTTGAACTTTTTTTGTTTCTTTGTCTAGCTTTTCAGCTGCCATTTGATTTGGGTCTTTTTCAGCCATGATTAAATAATCTTTCCTTTTGTTTTACCTTTAGTTGCACAACCATCTGCACGTTTAGAAGCTGAACCGCCTTTAGCCATGCATTTAACTTTGCCGCCCTTTTTCATCATAGTTGCAACAGATGCTGGAGCCATGCCACCGCCGCGAACTGGAGTCATTGGCCCTGTAGGTGCTGGTCTAGGAGGTCTAGTAGATACAGGAGTGGGTCTAGGTCCTGGTCCTGGTAATGTTGGTCCTTTATGTCCTGGTGCGTATCTCATTATATAATCCTTCCTTTAGTCTTACCTTTTTTCTCAATACCGCCGCCACGTGAATATTTACTACCGCACATGCCGCCTTTTTTCATACCATGTTCTTTCATTTCTTCTGCTTTAGTTTCTTTCTTTTCGTGTTTCATCATAGCGGCTTTAGATGCATATTTCTCACCTGTACCTTTTTCTACGATACCACCTTTAGCGTAACCTTTACAAGCTCCGCCTTTTTTCATTTTGTGCATTGATGATTCATGACCTTTAACTTCTTTCTTAGCAATCATCTTAGCATCTGATTTAGTTGCACATCCGCCTTCTTTGTATTTTTTAGCCATACCGCCTTTTTTCATGTAGCCCATTTTATTTCTAACCTCCGTTGGTAATTTTGATAAACCAGGATTCTCACTTGAATCAACTTCTTTAAGAGCCCCGCCTTCTTTAAATTTCTTGCCTTTATCTGCTTTCATAAATTCTTCTCCTACTGATTTTGGTATACCTAAACGCTTTGCTGCTTTTGGATCATTTGCAACGAGAGCCATTAAATTGTGTTGTGCTTTTGATTTACTAGGCATTTTGATTTCTCCATTTTACACATTTAATACAGTTACAATCAGGAAAATAATGTCCTGGTCTTGAGTATATAATTGTTTCTTCTTGTTTTACTTCTTCTACTATAGCTTCTACTGCAGCTTCTGTAGCTTGGTTTTGAACTATGTGAGCTTTAATACTTGTTTCAATTTGCTCACTAATAATTCTTTTATTTTCTTCAATTTGTTCAGCATCTTGTTTCCTTTTTTTAAATATTCTGTCTATAAAAACTTTCATATAAACTCCTACTTAAGCCAATGATTAACAACCCAGCTTATAAACATAGATCCTGCAGTTGCAATAGCAATAAATACTTTCCAACCACCTTTAATTTCTTCTAGCGTTTTTTCAATACCATCAAGGCGTTTTTTTAAGTCTTCCATATCTTCCATAATAGTATCTACATCCGCTTGAATATGTTTAATCTCAACACCGTGTTCAGCTAGTTCGCGTTCTGTACTCATTAGCATTTCCACCTTTTTAAAGAAGCAGCCTTACGAGTAGGTCTACCTTTTTCATCTTTCATAGGACCAGGCATTCCAGACATACGAGCACAGAATGAACGTTTACGAGCACCGCCTTGTGGTTGTGGCGCCTTTAAATTTGATCCTGTAGCTCTGTTGTATTTAGCACGGCCTTTAGCAGTGAGACCTGCGCCTTTAGACACAGGGAGCTTCTCACCACGTCCGACTGCTAATGATACGCCTTTTTTAGCCATAATATATTTGAGTAGCTTCTACGTTAGACATATAAGCATAAACACCATTATCTACACGCACGCCTTCGCCTGGAATAATAGGAGCATTATTATATGTATCGCCTGCAGAAACATTATAAGTTAATATCCATTTTGTAGAGTATATTGCCACTGGAGAAGCTGTGATTGTTCCAGTATTAATATCTGTAAGTGTAAAGGTATCTGCACCTGTCCTAGTAATTGTATAATTACCGTCTGTAGCTGCACCACCTGTACCAGATTCAAAATGAATACCAATAACATCACCAGTATTTAATCCATGAGCTACTTTAGTTACAGTTACAGTTGTACCTGAGCGGCCATAAGTAACACTAGATGAAACTGGAGTTGTTAATGTATCAAATAAAACTACATATCCCGCAGTAGCTGTACCTACATATGACACGCCTTTAACACGTGTCGCAAATTTTACTAAGTAACCGCTTTGGTCAATGTGAGCTTGTTTTACATCATATTGCATTGCCATAATTAATCTCCTTTGTTTTTAAGTAAGGGGGCTAAGCGCCCCCCATGATTAATTAGACAGCTGCGCTGAATGGTGTAACAACAACGCCAGAACCAATTAAAGCGCCAGATACTTCGAAAATACCTGAAGCAATATCAGTAACTGTTACGACTGAACCAGCTAAACCACCTGAAGTTGAACCGTTCATTGTGATTGTATCAGAAGCTGGAAGTGTACCGAATGGAGTGCCTGTTGCACCTGACACGTTTAAAATACCATTCATTACGTCTGTTGCGTTTGCAACTTGAATTTTGTAGCTGTTTGATGTAACTGTTGTTGAAACTACAAATCTGTATACAGCGTTTGAACCTGTAGCTGCTGGTAATGTTACTGTGATACCTGCTGCACGGCTTAAGTTAATTGTCTGACCATTGTAGTCAGCTGCTGTTACTGTTAATGTAGATGCTGTTACTGTTGAGTTTACGCCTGCGCCTGTAATAAAACCAGCTGTAGACGTCACTGGACCCGAAAAGGTTGTAGATGCCATAATAATTTTTCCTTCATATAAAGTTAGGCTTATTAGTCTTATATGCGTCTGCCGGGACAGTCTAATAAACCGGGTAACCCGGATTCCCAAATAATACCTGAATTATCGGTATTTGCAAGTATTATATCATGTGTTTACGTAGGTAATCTATGGCTTTTTGAAGGATTTCCATATTATCTTTGAACTGTCCTAATCCTGAATTGCACTGATGGCACAAAAGGTCTCTTAATTTTTTAGTAGTATGACAATGGTCTATATATAAAGGCTCTACTTTACCTCGCCTTATATTATCATTTGCGTCTTTGTTACATATAGCACATTTATAATCTTGGCTAGCTAATTTAGTTTCGTATTCTTGGGGGGTTATATTATATCTGAGTTTTAAATTACATTTTCTACCTATAGCTTTTCGCCATTCTTTAGGTTTAGTTTTTTCATACTCTGCTATTTGAGCATTTCGTTTTTCTTTATTTTCTTTGTACCACTTTGCATGGTATTTTTTATGGTAGGCTTTGCGTGCTGCTTTATCTTTAATTGGCATAACACCTCCTAAGTTCAAAGCAGTATAACATAAAAAAGGGGGCTGTAAACCCCCTAATCTATCACTAAGTTAATAGCAGTCTGTTACAATGACCATTATCTGTTCATTACGTAGAGAGTCACTTCAAAGCCAAATCTCATTTCTGTTGCTGCTGGTTTAGTCCAAGCTTTCATAATATTCTCCTTAAGTTATATAGAGTTTTCACTCTACAACTGCATTATTTCAAATTGAATGAAAACAAACATCAAGAAAACCATGAATAATAGGCAAAGAAAAACCCCGCCGAAGCAGGGTTAATCCTAGTACATTAAAACCAAGTGTGCAATTAAGCAGCGCCTGGTGAACCCCACATACCGAGAGGATCAGACCAACCAAAGCTGTAACGCTCACGAGCCTTATAACGAACGTTGCCTGTATCAAAATCGCCATCCATAGATGTAGATAATGGTGTACGAACAAAGTGTTTCATGCCGTTTGGTACATCAGTTGTTAAGAAGTACGCATCGCTGTCTGTTAAGAAGTGGTTAATTGTGTAACCTTCTGGGATTGAACCATTATTCTTAATAGCATTGATGTCATTGTCAGCTGTTGATACACGTAATTCAGTTTCGAGCAAACGAGTTGCAACGAATTGGTTGCCAGGAGCAACAACTAATTTACGTGGTTGAGCAGCGATCAAGAGACCACGCTCATCAGTCCATGCAGCAATTTGAATAACAGCATTTTCAAGTGCAGTTTCGTTCAAGTCAGTTGCAGTAGATTGAGTATTGCTGTTTGTACCACCAGAAACAAGTGGGTGAGCTGTGTTAAATAATGAAACGCCATCACCACCGTTGTAAGAACCAGAAGTGTTGAAGCCATTGTTTAATACTGAAGCAGCCTTAACTTGTTTTGTGTATGCCATAGCGCGAGCTAAAGCTTTTGTGTAACGTGCTGATAATGTGTCATACAAGTTATCTTCTACAGCTTCTTCTGTTAGAGAGAAACCAAGAGCAATAGTTTGATGATTGTATCGAGCAGTCCAAGCTTCTTGAGCATTGTCGTAAGCGATTGCTGTGCCTTCGTTTTTGACTGGTGCTGCTGAGAAACCTGAAAGTTTTGTTTCTTCTTCGAATGAACGTTCTGATGTTTCTGTTTCATAAATTTCTTTATGTTCTTCACCGTAACGTTTATATTCTAGACCAAATAATGCATTTAGTCCTGGTAATAGCTCTTTTAGGAGCTGTGCACGTGAAATAGCCATGTTTTTTTCTCCTTAATTAAGCTGTGTAATTGGTGCCTGTTAGGGCAGTCAATTGTGGGTTATTAACTTTTACAATAACTTCTGGATAAAGTACTGTAGAACCAGATGTGTAAGCTGTATCTGGAACAACTGCAACTACTCTCCATGGTAATGTTGTAGCTGAACCTGTACCTGTACCAGGGATAACGCATGAAGCTTGTGAATCACCTGTTGTAGTTGAGCCTACATTGTTTTGGATTTCAGCAAGATTAGCACCAACGATAGTGGCATTAGCGCCGACTACTACTGTTGGAGCACCAGATGCTGTGAGTGCTACTTTATATTCAGCTGTAGGATCAACAACTACGTAAGCAACAGCGTTAGTAACGCTAGTACCTGGATAGTATTGAGCTTGAACTGTTTGACCTGATGAGTTTGTGTATTGAACACCCATAAACACACCGATAATAGTACCGGTAGTTGTGGCACCAGATAATTCAATTGTACCGCCTGCTACGAGCTTAACTGAAGAACCGTTGTAGATTGGGGTATTGTAAGAACCGCTGATTGGATACTGTAAAGTAGCGCCAGCGTATGGAATACCGTCAAAACGATTAATCGGGTTAAAACCGTAAGGCTTGTCAATGGTTGGATAAGCCATTATAGTCTCCTTAAAATTTTATTATTTACCTTTACCGAATGAAGTCGTAGCTTTCTTCTCAGAGAAAAGAGGCATACGAGGATCATTCTGTTTCATAAAGCTGTTATCTACAGCATCGGCTTGTTGTCTAGCGAGATTCTCGTAGTGTGCCTTACGCTGTGAAACAAACTCTTCTGGGATCTTGCATAATAATAGTCCACCAATTTCAATACCGTCTTTAAAACGAGAATTTTGGTCAACCATTATTTTCATTTCAGGGTGGTCCGCTAATTTAACGGGTTCCCATCCTTCACGCATCTTGGAAGAAACATTTAGATTATCAGCATCGTTTAATAAGCTCGTACGAATCCATCTATATGCCCAGCCTGGTACCTTTTTAAATTCAGGTAGGAGTGAGGCAGGTTTCCAACTTTCTCCACGAACAAATTCATCTCTTACTTCTAATTCACGATCTTTTCTATTATCCATTTGCATTCTCCAATTTTAAAGTTTCTCTTGCATATTGTTCCGGTGTTAGACCAAATTTCTTGGCTAACGCTACTTGTGTCTTCGTCAATCGTACTTTTTTAGGCGCGGTACTACGCGTTGCCGGAGCAACTA